GCTTTACACGATGGATTTAAACCATCATACTTTTTTTTGTCTTTGTAATATTGACTAATATCTTTATTTATTTTACACTTAGAACATTTCTTTTCCATATAGATATAAAAAACCCCCACACAAAGGTAGGGGTTTTATGATTGATTTCCAAATAGTTGGACTAGAAATTAAGGATCATTCCTGAGTTTCCGAGGGTCATCTCAATAGTGGTGTAGGCGTCCAAAGACCAGTCCCAGTCACCGAAAGAGCTAACATTCTTAATGAAAGCCTTCTTGATTACCCACTCATTTACTACGTTACCTACTGGATCGATAGCATTGAAAGTAATATCCTTCCAATAGAAATCGCCATATCCAGCACGACCAGTCACAGTCTCATAGCCTAGACGAGCCCACTCCATCACAGCTTGTGCACCAGAAGGAGTTACTGGGTTATAGAGGCTAAGGGTTACGTCATTCCATCTGCGTTTTGCACGGAATTTAACGTATGAGTTAATGTGGTCTATGATAACTTCGTTATCGTCAAATCCGATACCACCTACTTTCTTGATCAAGTAAGAAGGGATACCATCAATGTACATAATAAACCTATGCTGAAGAATGGGCTCAAATAAGGTACCCAACATTTCATCTGTACTAAGCAGTGGCATTTTGTATTGTTTTAATTATCTATTAATAAATATTACCTTATTCGAAACTTACTCCAGTACCAGTTACGTTGAACTCCAACAAGATGAATTCGATAGACTTAGCAGGAGATACGTAGATCTTACCTACAAGCTGGTTACGATCGATTACATCGTTAGTATTCAAAGTATCGTCAATCTGTACACGGAAGGCATACAAACCTTGACGAGTCTGTACATTCTCCATGTATGGAGTGATAGCGCTGATAAGCTTATTCCTAGTAGCAATTGTGTTGTTTTCGAACACATAGTTGTTAGCTACTGAAGTGATGTACTCACGGAGATTGATCAACAATCTACGAACGTTGATACGGTTAAGAGCTGTATCTTTCACCTGAAGAGTCTTCTGACCCCAGATTACTACACCAGTATTTTGGAATTTAGCGATTGGGTTAACACGTCCTTGATACAATGCGTCACGATCAGCTTTAGTCAAACGGATACGAGTATCGATTGCACCACCAAGACCACCACGATTCAAACCAGCAGGAGCAAACCATTCAGCAGCTACTTTATCATTGTAAGCATATGCTTGAGGAACTACTACAGAAGGTGGAACGAAGATGTCCTTAGAACTGTTAAGGCTGCGTACTTTAACCCAAGGGAAGTAAGTAGCACTGTAGCTAGAATCTAGACCAGCAGCAGTTGATACCGCAGTAGCTACACTTGCATTAAGACCTACTAGGTCACGAAGATATACTGCATCAGTACGCTCTTCACAAGTGCTTTGTGCAACAGCAGTTACAGCTGAGTGATATTGTTCCATTACACCAGGAACTACCAACAAATCAAAGTTGTACAATTCCGTGTTCTCAAGGAGATTCAAAGCTTTAATGAATGCAGCACCACCAGCAGTTGTAGCAGATGATAGATCAAATCCGAAGAAGTTAGTTGCAGAGATGTCTGCACCACTATTCTTAATTACAGTATAGTTCATACCGTCATTACCACCTTGGAAAGGAAGCATGAATTTGTTATCACCAGCAGGCTTAGTGAAAGCTGCGTTTAGACCTACACCAGCTCCAGAAGGAATTGGATTAAGGTAGTTATAGTTATCAGAATTGCTGAAGTCAAATCCAGAGTAGGTAGCGCTAGAAGCTGTACTAGACAATAGTACTGCAGCAGGTAAGTTCTTACCAGCAAATCCAGTAATAGTCTCATACAAAGCAGCGTGTCCATTTGGATACAACTGTGGATTGATAGATTTACCAGATACGCCTTCTGCTACTTCTACACGGATGTAGTTAGAGATATTTGCGTAATCTCCATAATCCAATACTCTAGAAAGGGTAGTGTTGTACTCAGAGTACTTATCACCGATTGCTTTAGAGATATAGTTTGGAGCGTCTGGATCAAGAGATACTTGTACAAACTGTTCAATCACAGATGGGATTCTATCTGTATCATTCCACTGACGAACTACTACATCAAATGTAGAATAGCTATCAGCAGTAGCACCTGCAGTGATGTTAGCAATACCAACTTTGATGTCTTTGTTGGTCTTGAAACCATCTGATCTGTGATGCAAACGGAACAACTGTACTCCACTGTTTGAAAGAACCCATGGAGTGATACCGTGGTCATATCCGCTAGCGTTAGAGCTAGTGAATACGCAATCAGCAGAGCTCAATACGAAGCTACCAGAGATATCAACAGAGCTGCTGAGTATACCGCTACCTGTAATGTAGTTGCTGAAAAGCAAATAAGGGAATACTGAACCAGTTTGATAGTTCTCGTCAGTTCCGATTACTTTAGAAATATAAGTTGAAGATGCAGGATTCAATGATGCACTAAAAGAAGCAGACATTGTGCCTGATCCAGTATATGCAAAAAGAGTTGCAGAGAAAGATCCAGATACTGGACCTCTCATAGAACCTGTAATACCGACTGTAGCGGTACTGTTTTTAGTAGGATACAATACTGAAAGGATCACTGATTGGCTTACAATAGCTCCAAGAGGTCTGGTAGCGCTATAGGAGAAACCTCCGTTACCCAATACACGGGTTACTTTTACAGTAGCACCTGATTGGAGATAGCTATACGCAGTCTGTGGCAGATACGAAGCGTCTGGATCTGATCCAAACAAAGCAGTAAACTGGCTGTAGCTAGTTACATCCGTAGGAACGAAAGCAGGTCCTTTCTCTGTAGGTCCAACTAGGGATAAACCAGTCTGTTGAGTGCCTTGGGAATAAAAGGATTGATCGTTCTCAAAGGAATATACACCAGCGCTGAGAATTTGTTCTGTCATTTTCTATGGTATTTGAGAATTATTTATTGATACGTTAATAAATATCAATATTTTCTACCAAAAATGACAAACTACTGGTTATATTAACTCTATTTTTCCTGATTCTAGGTCTATCTTACCCTCTCCGTACTTTTCTAGGAGCTTGTTTGTGATCTCCGTTTCCATGTCCTTTAACTTGGAATAGTCGGATAGGAGAAGTTTCTTCTCCGATAGGAATTCTGTTTTCTTTTGTTCTAATAGATCCAGCTTGATCTCTAATTCCCCCACTGATGAGATTAGATCCGAGTATTTTTTATTGAGTTCCCTAAGCTGAGAGATCTCTTCTTGTAGTAAAACCTTTTCTTCTGCCATAAAACTTATTTATACGTCCCACTTAGCTAGCGGACAGGCTTTATCCCCGGTAAGAGGGGAAAATATTTTCTTTTTTAAAGGACAACCACACTGTCCACAATAGTGGATATCCAGTGTTTCGTTTAATTTCTTATGTTCACACCCATCACAGATAGCTATACGCCTTTCTGCTTTCTCTTTCTGTTCTGGAGTGGGATCTGCTGCAGCTATCCAAGCTGAAGCTATTTCTAAAAGCTTATTCACTGTCTGGAGGAGTTATTAAGGTGAAAAGAACACGAGGGAAATCTTTAGATTTAATGCCTTCGAAATCAGACAAATCTAGTTCTTTGTGTTCAATCTCCTTCTCTTCCTGTAACAGCTTGTTATATTCGTCTTGGAACTTGATATAGTCTGGATTTACGTCAGCAGATACAATCTTTCCCTCTTCATCTCTTACTTCGTTGACGTAAAGTGGAATAGATACAGCTCCATTGTCCTCTTTACCGTACTTCTTAATCAATTCTTCTCTAAGAGCATCCACTGCTTCCCTCTCTTTGGTAAGCTTTTTGGCTAGTTGTGCCAACCAGTACTTGGTAACCAATCCCAATTCTTTGGATAGGATCCCTTCTACTGTAGCTTTTCCAGTCTGTCTGTCTACCAAACCGTTAAGTTCAGCCTCTAGTTCAAGGATGTCTACTAGTTTTAACGTAACTTTCTTCATATGTGTATACTATTTAGCTTTTTTTACAACTTTCTTAGCAGGGGCAGCCTTTTTAACTGCTACTTTCTTCTCTTCTTTAGGAGCTTCTACTTTAGGCTCTTCTACGACCTTTGGTGCTTCTACCTTAGGCTCAGCAGCTTTTACTACGGGTGCTTTTGCGGCTTCCTGTTTGTCTGCCTTAATAGATTTGTAAGCTACAAATCCTGCGATTGCTAAAATTGCGATGATTACTACTACTAACATAGAATTTTATTTATTATAAATATAGAACAAAGATATATATTTTGTATATAATCTAGATATTTTTTTAAAAATACATGTATAACCCATTCAATTCGTCCGTCTGGTAGATCATCAGACCTATAGCAGGACTAGGTATAGCATCTCTCTGCACCCTGGTCAGTCTGGGCAAAAGGAGGCCCTTAGTGATGGATGAGAGTTCTAAAATGGCAGATGGATCAGTGGGGGAGTTTTTTCCCAAGGATAGGCCTCCAGAAGTTATATACACTACAGACGATGTAGTTCCTCCATAAAATTGTGCATCATTCCGTACATAGAAGTAATCGGCTGATGATGCTGTAGCTGCGTATGATGCACTTAATGCGTAGGATGCGCTTACCGCAAAAACCGCATAAGATGAAGTGAATGCATACGATGAGCTAAGTACATAAGAGGTAGATACAGCAAATGAGGCGGTTCCGTGTAGGTATCCTGTGAAATCTCCGCTAGCAGATCCGTTTAACGACCCACTAAAAGTTCCTATAAAAGATCCTGTAAATGAACCACTTCTACTGCCTACTTCTATGACATCCTCTCCCCCGCTACCGCTGATGCGCATAAATACCTTACCGTCGTAGGTATTCATCGCTATTTCGCCCAGCTCTATATTAGCTAAGGAGGGTTTAGCACCAGGTATGGCGCTGCGACGCAGTTTCAGTATTTGACCCATATCTATGGAACTCTAGTGTATATACAAACAGCTTTTGGCTGACCTATATAGGCGTATATAAATATCACTTCTTATGCTGTTCTTTGATCTGTTTTACGTCTTCTTCTGACATATATGGCTCAATTCTGTGATATCCGAAGGTTCCAAGCTCAAATTTTGACTCTACGCTGAACTTTTTTGCTGCTTCTATGGGGGCGTAGTTACCGATTTTGTATTTTATCATGCGTAGACAGAAGAATATATCCTCTGCAAAGAAACTAGCTGTGGAGTATTGTCCTACTACCATCATATCCTGTAGGTCTGTTTTCCATCCGTACAGTCTGCATATATATTCCATTGTACGTGGGCATCTTAGGCTGAATCCCCCATTCTGTATAGTCTGGTCTCTTACGAAATTATAGCATGGGGCTCCGATATAATCGTACTGCATGAACTCATCTATGCCTTCTCTGAGTATTCCTGAGTCTCTTTGGAATACAAGCACTCTCTCGTATTCAAAATAATCCTTCCAGAATTTAGGCGTAGTCATCACCATGCACATATTAAAGAGTGCTTTTATATTGGCATTCTCTAATAGCTGGGACAACCCTGGAAAGTACTTTATGGTGTAGGGGATTTCTTCGTTTTGATTGTACTGTCTGAACTTGGGAGTTATTTTAAACTTTACCAACTGTTCTTTGTACTTCTGCTTATTCTCCTCCGATGTGTACACGTATAGATCGGTATCCTTAGGAAGGAATTTCATATGGTTGTAACATATCTTTCCGAAATCATCAAAGTAACGATCCTCAATAATAACTGCTGCTAATTTTTTCATAACTCTTTTTGCCAATTTACTGTAGGTGATAAATGTTCTGTCTCACAATGCGTGGAGTATCCTGGTATGGAGGACACTAGAAGTTTACCTTGTGAGCCAAGATGCATAAACTTCTCATGATCTCTTGTATATCCTATTTGTAGATCACAGTATTTTTTGTGTACGTCCATGTCCCTCATTAATGTTTTAAAGAACATAGCGTATGTGTTGGTAGTAGACGGTGTTACTCTCCAGTGACAAGAGGGTGTCACATATATCTTACTCTGTAGATTTGCGTATTGTAATAGTTTGTATTTGTCCATGTGATCGTATAAAGATACGTAATCTACTCCAACATAATCAAATGCTTCTCGCATGATATCTCCCCACCCTGCTCTGTGTAGATAATCCTCCTCTACAAAATACACAATAGTGTTTCTATCCAAATCTAATGTCTCTACGTAGTTTAGAACGTTTAGAAAGGAGTGTCCGTCTGTACCTCCCTGTCTTTTCACAATATCGTATTTGTCTATATCTTTTAATATGAAATGATCGCTACTGGGCTCTCCATCAAACAGGATAGTTATATCCGTATTACTATCAGCAGTCTTTTTTAAATTCTCCCAACAGGATTGTTTATTAAACCAAGACGGTCTATTTTTATATACCGAATTGTTAGAGTAGTTACAGTGCCTGACAAAAACCTTTATTTTCATAAAATTAAAACTGTTTATAGTAGTTGATATACTCTGGTATAAGGTTATCAAGACGCGTTCTCTCTTTTACATCTTTTAATATCTTCGAAGCATATCTCCACTGACTTTCTTCTATATTATCTATATTGGTCACAAAGGTAATGATATTTCTCAAAGAAGTATCCTTTACCAAAAAAGGATAATCCTCCGGAATTAAATTCTGTAATGCCCAATCGTAGTTGGTTATTAGTGGAGCATCTAGTGCTGCTGCTGTTACTAGCTTTGTAGCTGGTTTGAATTTATATGCTGGTGAATCAACACTTCTAACATTGTAGTGTACAGTATATTTCAGCACTCTGTTTATCACGTTAGTGAAATTATCAAAATTGACATCAGTTATAAAATCTACTTTTTTAGTAGTATACAAATGTGATATATAAAGTACATCTCTTAAATCATTGGATACACATACTGGAGTATAGTTCCTGTTTTTATGATCTACTGAATGTCCTTCTAGTCTTCTATCCCAATGATGCGGTATGTATGCTATGTTTAAATGAGAAGGAAAAGTATATTCTTCTTGTACTTTATTAACACGCAGTATTATACCATCAAAATGAGAGTAATTGTATATATCTAATACGTCAGTACTTGGTCTAATGAACTCATCTATAACGTCCATAACAATCTTGTTATTGTTACGTTTGAGTATTTCGTATTCACTGTCTTTAAGAGGTATCTTAAAAATGAATACGAGGCTATCTTTAATACTACGTATACTATCTAGATATGCTATCTTGGAATCTATTCCTACTTTTTTAAGACCTTCTCTCACTGCATTTCCACAGACGTACTGTGCATTACAATCAGGATTAGTTTGTAAGAATACTATATCTCTCATTTGCCTTATTTAGGGCTACCATTAAATCTTATTTACAGCCTTTAGCACTTCATTAGCGTCAAACATCTCTTCGGGAGAGTTATATGGACACTCATGGAATTGACCGTCTAATTGGTAGTCAAAATAGCTTCCGTCTATATTCTTGACATTCCCTACAGGTGGTTTGGATTTGATATTCTCATGCATTTTGTATCCAAACATCTCTGGGTGTGTTCCTATCCAAAGTACTACTGATGGTAGTCTATAGGCTGCTGCTGTATGCTGTAAGCATGAATCAATCAGTACCCTTTTAGCAGATGCCCTCACAAGCGCAAATAGTTCAAAGTTAGACATCTGTCTGTGTACTACTTCCACCATAGGGGATTGGATAGCCTGTGATTCGTGTTTACACACTTGAATGATATGGTACTGCTGACCAAAATTCTGTACGATAGCTTCTGCAATGTATCTAGGCATGTCTCTAGACCATGCATATATGGCTGCTCCATCCATTAAAGGACCTCCGTTGGTGTGTAGAAGCAGAATTGGCCTTGGTCTCTGCCAAACTAATGGCATATCATTCTGAATCATGTTCATGTACAATTCAGGTAGATCTTTCTCCTTGTCATAGGGTAGATCATACATCTTGTGCCATGTTTCATGCAGGGGAGTGGACTGTGTAATGTGAGTAGTTTCATAGTAGGGCTCCCTACGCAGAACTATTACATCCTTTTTATTGATGTAATCCTCCCAGAAATATGGGGTCATACCCAATCTATACACCCTGTGGATGTATGGGTTGTTTAGAAAAACCTCTGGGAATGAGGCCATTACGACCAGTTTACGGTCTTTGTACTTTTCAGCTATGCTTTTGATTACTGCGGTTGATGCTACATTTTTACCGAGACCGCCCTCGACGTGGAATACAACATATTTGTCTTGTGACATAACGGGGATTTATTAATAAATATATACAAATATATGGAAAATGTTTTTAGTACGGAAATTTGATTTTTTTGGAAGGTAGTATACAGTTTTATTTTGTAAATCCTACATTTGTAGCAAATATTAATCTGTCTACAGTTGAGTTTGGTGCATTTTTTGGATAGTGATCTAAATCAGAACTATGGACTAAAAATTCACCCTCTTTTGGTAATATAGAAGTTTTATCTCCTTTTTTGTCTCTAAGCACTAAATGTCCTTCATCCTCTTTTATATTGTTAGGCATTTGAAGGTAATAAATACAGGTGTACATTGGTACAAAACTTTCATTAATTTGATTTATTAAAACATGATTATGATAGGGCTCATCTGTCAAAAAATACTGGATTGGGGTCTCTTTTCTGACTCTATTAATCCAACTATTATGGAAATAAGTATTGTATTTAATGTTCTCCTGTTCTGCAATTCGTAAACAAAGATCTATGCCTGCTTTCTCAATCTCATCTAGTTCGGGGTATTCATTGTGATAGTTGAATGCATCGGACGTCTCTGTCTTGTTATTTTGTATAAACTCATTTATTCCAAATAACAATATTTCTTTTGGAATAGATGGAGTGAATACTTCTGTATAAACTACCACTTCTTCTCCCAATTTAATTTTGTTCATAACTTTTTGTTTTTAATTTTATAATTGTGTAAATGTTGGAACTCCACCATCTGTAACTACTGTTATATTAGCAGTTCCAGTAGCTGTTGTTGAAGTACCGTTATTTGTTGTTGATACTCTAAACACTATACACCCAGTATATGTAGCAATAGAGTTTATAGAACTTGCTGCAAAGTTAGCGCGGCAACTAGGATTTCCAGTTACCTCTATACCACAACCAACCCATCCACTCCAGTTATTACTAAGTACTCCGTGATAAGTTTGCACTTTATAAGCTGCTGTCCCACTATTAAGTGAAGAAAACTGAACAAATATAGCTGCTTGTCCACCACTCATGGCTATTTTAAAAAATTCCACATCAGATGTATTTTCATTAAAAGCTTTATTGGCTGTAAAAGTGTAAGCATGTGAAGATACTCTTAAACTAGAAGAAGCTATAAATTGAGGAGCACAAACTGTACTACCAAAACAAGCTATTCCATTAGGAAAAAGTGTATTTGAAGAATCAAACTGTATTCTGTTTGTTGTACCATAATAAAGAGATAATAAATCATCTCCTGCATTATTAGTAATTATAAAATCTCTTTCTGCATTAGACAGAATGAGTCTTGATATACCACTAGCTGCTGTATTATTTACTTTTAATACAGTTGTAGAATCAGAAGAAGTTATTCTAAAACTGTCGGCACCTGCACTTATACCTGTAGCACAGAAAATAGCAAGTCCACTGTTTTGTATTGTAAATCTATTACACCATGTGATACTACATCCAGCCGTTCCAGTAGCTGCATTAAAAATAGATATTACACCATCATTTGGATTCATGTTTATCCTTGTAGGATAACCACCAGTACTACCATAAGCAAAAGCGTTTGCGGTATTTTCATACGCTTCAGAAACAATGTTAAAACTACCATTATGTTGAGAAGCGATTGAATTATATGAATTTATTTGAAAAGCTCTTGCAGTAGATACCCAAGCAGCAGGTGTTGTTGCTAATCCCAAGTTACCACACTGATCTAATGTTAAACGAGTAGCACCTGCATTATTATCATATACCATCAACCTATTTGTATCTGTTCCAATTCCTGCACCAATTAGATAATTAGCACAGTTTGTTTCAAACTGTAGTGCTGCATTTCTAGTTCTGTTATTTTTAATACGAACGTATGCGGTTGTTGTTGTTTGTGGTTGATATACATCAAGTAAAAAAGATGGAGTGGTAGTGTTAATACCTACATTTCCACTACCACTTAAGAACATTACACCGCTAGTTCCTGCTATATCAAATCTAAAGTATTTAGATGCTTCTGAACCGTATAATTGTGTTTGTGTTCCATAGAATAAGCCGTATGAATCACTAAATTTAGCGTGACCAGATGATATTTCTAACTTTTGAGCCGGGCTGGAAGTTCCTATACCTAAACAGCTATTTACAATACTCATTCCACCAAAACAGGTATTACCTGTAGAACAAATTGTGCCTGATGATATTAAAGTAGGAGCACAAACAGCTCCTGAAAAACACCCTACTCCTGAATAACTTAAAAGAAACTTTTCGGATCCATCAAGTATAAATCTTAATGAAGATATACTAGGACCAATACCTTGATTATGGTAAAATCTAATTGCTCCTGACTCTCCTAAATAATAGTCTCTGAAGGTTAAAGATGAGTAGTAGCAGCCAGTGCCTGATGATCTTGTGTCTATAATGTTTATACCACTGTTATCGTACCCAGAAATGTTTAATGCCCCGCAATTTACAGATGTGTTAATTTGAACTTTAGGGGCACATATACTCCCACCAGTCACGTTAAGAGTGCTACCCGTAATAAACATACTACCCGTAAACGTCTGCGTATCACTTACTTGACACCCAAACACATTCGACCCACTCGAATAAACCACCGATGATGTGACACTCTGCACATTGATCGTTTGGGCTATGATTTGTCCAGTTGCAGTTACACTACCACTAACGAACATAGATGCGCTGACTGTCTGGGAGCCATAGAACACATTGCTACCTGTGGTAGCGAACGATCCTGTTCTAGCTATCACATTTACGAGTCCTGCATTCAGGGATCCTGAAGCGGTACTAAGGGATCCTGAGGTGGCACTGAGGGATGCTGAGGTGAGGCTAAGGGAAGCGGATGCTGCTACCAGTATGGATGCGGTGCTTTGTAGGCTAGTTACCTTGTCATTCAGGGATCCTGAGGTGGTGGATAAACTAGCGGATGCAGATGTTAATACAGAGGACGTGCTTTCCAGGCTAGATACCCTGGCAGCAAAGGATGCTGATGTGTCTGCGGAACTGGATATAGTGGATATATCTACACCGTTGTATAAGAATGATCCCGTTATTGCTGCGTTATGTATTAACATTGTTTATCGTGGTTTTATATAAATATTTAGGCTATGCCTGATGCTGTAATATTACTTGTGATGTATGGTGAGTTGAGTATCATATTATTAATTTATTCCTAAACAAGTTTTTAATATGTTTATTATTGATGCTTGAGAGCATATTGTACATTGTTGTTCTTGCATTCCTTTAATTAGTACAGACACCATTCTATCATAAGAAATTCCATTAGGTTGTGAATTTTCATCCAACATTACTAATTCTGAAATTACCGGATAGACTTCTTCTGCTATTAATCCTATATCTGTTCTTCCTTGATCTTTGTATTCAAACATTCTAGAATTTAATTGTAAAATATGGCAAAGGCCATAAATAGAATTTCTTATGTTATCTTTGTATCTTTCAGAAGATGTATCGTAAGTAACATTTTTACTAGTACTGTTCCATTTTAATGGATAAGTTCCTGCGCCCGATCCAATATTAATCATACATATTACACCATTACCTAATACTTCAAAGTTTGGACAATACGTAGTTCCATTATAACATCCCAATGAGACTCTATTAGTTGTTCCTGCACCTCCGTGGAAAATTGTGGTTGCTCCCGATCCTCCAAATTTTCCTATACCGTATGGATCAGTACCTGAACCTCCATAAAACTGTACAACCCTAGTTACGTCAGTTGAAGATAAATCTAATACAGAATTAGGACTAGAATTTCCAATTCCAACATATCCATTCATATGATTAATACTCATATTAACAGTAGTACTTGCAGTATCAGTACCAGACATTATTCTAAATGAGTTCTGATAGTTATCTAGGTGTGTAGCACAGTTACATGATGTTCCTTTTTGTAGTACTAATTGACCACCTTCTCCTGTACCTTGAGCTCCGAGG